TAAAATTTCTCTTGCTTTAATAATTCTATCAAACCCACAAGCTCGTGCAGATGCTGCAGAAATTTTCATAAACTCAGCATAAGCATCATCATCACCTAACTTTACTCCCTTCGAGTAAAAGTCTCTTGCCTCTCGCATCAACTCTTCAGTTTCTGGGGCAAAAGTGACAGTCTCATTCTTCAAAGGGATTGCCATATTTTTAATAGATGACATGCTAAATTTCATGGCACGTCTTGTTTGTTCAATAGGAAGTTTATAAGAGGCATTATCTCTATGTGCATATTGAATAATACCATTAGTACATTCCATCACACGGAGTAGTGCAATTTTATCTAGTTCTGCATCTGGAAGAGCATCATAGAGTTTTTGCCAGTCTTTCATAATTAAGTAGTTGCAAGTTTACTAATTCCAATTGCTAATAAGAATCCCAACATCAAAACAATATCCCAAGATTTTGTTTTTACAAAATATGGAATAGAAATGGTGTCTGCAATGACATTCATTATTACACCAAAATAAACATTGACGTGGAGAACAACAAAGTAGGCAGCAATTACAGTGATACTACCTACAACTCTCATCCCTGCTAAGGTTTTCATCCAAAGGTAGAATCAGGTTCAAGTGCAATATAGTAAGTCAGATTAAAGTTATTATTAACAAATCGGGCCAACAGTTTCTGAGAGATCACAACCTCGTAGGTGCCAGGGAGAATCTTGATGTTTTCAACTTTGAAGTTGAAGTTGAACTCTTGATCGGTCTCACCAACATTGATGGAATATTCATTAGAGGTATCGTTCTTCTTATCACGAACTACCAGTTTGACCACACCTGCTTCACCAACTGCCACCAGGTCGGGGAGTTGATAGACAGCGGATGCCTTCAGTAAAGACTGCAGTTGAGTGCTGTCAAGATTAAAGCAAACATCTTCTGTGGGAAGTGTGATGGACTTCTCAGGGGGAGAAACGATCACGCTTGGATCAGCAAAGAAATACTTGGTCTTACGATCTTTACCCTCACGAATAATCAGATTAGAGTCATTTGAAAAATCAATCTGTGCATTATCATGAAGGGAAATACCATTCAAGAATTGAACGAGATCATAGATAGCAAAATCTTTTGGAAATTCTTCTTCGATTTCTGCCTCTGCCAGGATGTTCTTCATCACAGACATGGTGCGGAGAGTGTTGCCCTTCTTGAATGCAATCGACTGATTAATAGAAGCAAAGTTCTTCAGCAGGTTGACTGTCTTTTCAGAGAGTTTCATAGGTTCACGGAGTTTCATCATTGTGGATAGGTTTCACGCTTAGCGTTCTTGTCGTTGAAGTGCATGAGAAGAACAGCGTAGTGCAAGATCTTCATGATGTCACGTCGGGCAGTGCCTTTCTTATCATAACGAGAGGCATACTTGAGAATGTTGGATCGGCAGAATGCTTCGCCGTCACCACATGCCTCAATCAGATCCAGAGTCTGAATCTTGTCATCACCAGCAGAGTAATGAGCGTTGTATGTGCCAGAGATATATTCGGATAGTTCTTTGAGGATTGTATCCTCATCATATTTGTATCGATTTGGATCTTGATTCATAGAAATAGTTTTCTCAAAAGGACTCTCCCTGTTGGGATCATTACGATCAAAATCATAATAATGTTCTGAGTGTTCTGTCATTACATCATATAGTAGGGACCAAGCATTAGTCATTATATCACTCAACAATCAATGTGTCAACGGTATCTTCGGATGGCATTTTAAAATCTACATCAACCTTATCATAGAGTTCCATAAATGCCTGCTTAGTTTCATCATCAAAACGATTCACACAGACTTCAATTGCCTTTGCTTTATTTCCGAAGATGTTATATGCCTTGATGATATGAACCAGGCGGCGGGTACTGATGATCTCCTCAATACCACCATCGTAGAAGGTCTTACGAATGATGTCTGCCCAGTCAGCAAGTCGCTTGCAGAAGTTTTCATCTGCACAGAGTTTTCCAAGGATCTTGATTTCAGTAGCAACAGTAGGATACTCCTGCTCAAAGGTCACTGGGAATCGCTCAAGGAATGCTTCGTTGAGCACGTTAGTTCCAATGAATCGTCCGTCGTCTGAACCTTTACCTTTAGTGTTGGCAGTGGCGATGACGTTGAATCCACTTGCAGGATCAACCCGTCGGCCGATTTTCTTAAGGAAAACTCCTTTCCCTTCAAGGATGCTTTGGAGACAGAGAATTTTATTACTGGCAAGGTCGATCTCGTCAAGGAGCAAGATAGCCCCTCGTTCGAGTGCCTCAATGACCGGGCCATTGTGCCAGACGGTGTTACCATCAATAAGGCGGAAACCGCCAATAAGATCATCTTCATCAGTTTCGATAGTAATGTTTACACGGATCAGTTCTCGTCCGAGTTGAGCACACGCTTGCTCAACAGAGAACGTTTTACCATTGCCCGAGAGACCCGTGATAAACGTAGGGTAGAATACACGGGACTGAATAATTTTTTTAACATCACTGAAATTGCCAAACTGGACGAAGGAATCATCTTTCTGAGGGATAAGGTTCTGTTCGATTGCAGGCATTGCAGCAGGTGCTTGGAAATTCTGCTCCAGTTTTTCCTGGACAGTCAAGTTCCACTTACCACGACCAACTTTGAATTGATCGAGTTTTTTAGTTACCGTCTGATAGTTAGTGCCATTCATAGCACACCATGCACGAATCTCGGCACTAGTGACAGACTCACCGTAAGATTCCTGAAGTGAACTGCGGATGTCGTCAATGAGAAGAGACATGATTAGGTGTTTGTTTCAACTGAAGTCAGTATACACCGAAAAGGGCACCCTTGAGGTGCCCCCTGTGACAGTTTAAGGATTGGCCAGATAATCTTGTAATTCCTGTACTAATCTTTTTTTACTGTGTCTTCTGTCTAACTCAATACCAACCGTTCTGCCGTATGCTTCCAATTCCTTTTTATCCATATCATGGAGAGACACATCACTTTCATATGTTTCAGCAACCTCTTCTTCGATTACTTCAGCATACTCAGTTGTATCCTCACCAAGGTCAGGTCTTTCTGTAACTTCTACTACAGGTTCTGGAATGGGAGCAGGAGTAGGTTCAGGGGCAGGACTTGCCTTTCCTCTAACTAAATCTCCAAATTTAGACATGGGTTCAATTTTTAAGACTGTGAAATTATTTATCAAGCAATCAGTTCAATAAATTCACCCAACACTTTTTTGTTCATCTTTTTACTACGAAGACTCTTCACAAAAGCACTCTTAATTTGAGACTTAGTTGCGTCTTCCTTTACATCAAACTCTGAATCTTGATTCATAGCAGTAGCAGAAATACCAAAGTATTTGTGATATCCAGAATTTTTAATTACCAGAGACTTGGTTTTTCTCCACTTTGCATGAACTTCAGTATACTCACGAGCATCAAAATACAGACGCATGAATGAAGAAGCATCACGAGGAGCAAGAACTCGAATGCCAATAAAATTGACTGAGGGGAAAGTGCTACGAAGATCTTTCAGTAAAATATTGCTAATGTCATACCAAGGCACATCAAGACTATATGTATTACCAGTTTTACGATTACGAATGTAAGCATTGTGGCCAAGAGAATTCACGCCAATGTAATCCTCTTCACTATGGGAGAATCTACCTCCAAGAAACAATTTATGATAACGCAAAGGAGGTGCTTCACCATCAGTCAGAATCACACACTGAACCTTCTCAACATTATTTTCTTTTTTGAAAGTGGGAATAATTTTATGAAGTGAAACCAAAGTTTCATTCAAAGGAGTTCCGGAAAGTCCAAGTCCAACAGGACAAGGAAATATTGAATTCCAAGCAGACTTGAAATAGTTTGCAAGTCTGAAAATATTTTTCATTTGATTTTCAAGATCTCTACCTTTAGTTTTGTGGGTAAACATATTGAGCAGAGAAAATGTTGGAGGAATAACCACCACACCGTCTCTCTTTTCATAGCAGAGATTCATCCCTTGACGAGGGTATTCATTTGTAAAAGCATACACCTCAAATGGAATACTGACTTTCTTACAGAACCAGATAAGATTGAATAACTGCTTACAAGTATCAACCATAACGTCTGCCATAGAACCAGACCAATCAAGAATAAAAATCAAACCATGATTCTTTCCATCTGGTAAGATAGTTACTTTCTTGAAAAGATCTTCGTTGTATTTGTAAGTGTGCAGTTTGGATGTATCAAGAATACCAGTACGAGCAGTATTTGCACGAGCATAAGCACTTGCAGACTTTTTACACTCAAACTCTTTTACAAGGTAATTGACTTCTTTCTGTGCAGACTTTTTGAATTTCTCAAACTCAGTATCAGAATATTCAAAGTATTCTTGACCATAGTCTTCCCACTGTTCACGACAAGCATTGTGAATTTCTTCGTTATCGACAATGATATCTGAAAGGTTCACATCAGGAAGTTCTGCGTAGACATTCTCTATACCATTCATATCCACCAGGTCCTTGAGTCTCTCCTCAAGTGACTCCATGGTCTTTACTTCAGGATTGAATGTTTCACCACCCATATTAATTTTTTTCTTTTCTACTTCCTCCTCTAGAAATTCTTCAACTTGTTCTGAGGAGTTATCCTCTGGTTTTTCAGGCTCTTCCTCGTTTTCAATTTGCTGCCCAGGTTGTTCGTTATCGATACTTTGACTTTCATCAGAGTTCGAGGTATCTTTTTGATTCTCATGAGAATCAAATTGAATTTTAGTTTCTTTCTCTTGCTGCTCTTTACAATATTTGTACAATTCTTCAGAAACTTTCAGAACATCATCGAATGTTTCGGCATCGGCAACCTTTTTGACGAGATTACTTTCTTCTAAGTTTTCAAATACAATATCAACAAAACTACCAATCTTGAAGTAAAGATTGATACGGTCAGCAAGACTGAATGTAGAGATGTCTTCATCTTCAAGTTTGAAGAAATCATCTCTAGAGAGTTGATCATATCCTCTGTAAAAAGTTTTTGACAAACCAGGATATCGACGCTTCATCATCTTTTCAATACGAGCATCCTCAACCACGTTTACAAACTGAGGTGGGATCTGAACTTTAAGTGTCCAATCCTCATCAGGAGTGTAGAGAGCATGACCAACTTCATGTCCAACCAGCATATCGTAAACAACACTGCTTGCTTTCTCCCACATAGGAAGAGTCAGAACACGAGTGTGAACATTGAAGCAAGCGGTCTCTACTTTCTTATGCTCAACCACCAGGTCCTCGGTAGCAAGCAGTTTGGCAAGTTGAGACTTGATTTCGTGGTTGACTGCCATTGGTTTTGTTCGAATGAACCTAGTATACAAAAGAACCCCGCTTTTTGGGCGGGGTCATGTGACACTTTTTAAAGTGGCTCAATGCTGCACGTCGTGCTCGCATCGCTTGTGGTTTGAGTTTTCGTTTTTGCTCCTTCTTGGAGTGGTGTTGCCAGTTTGGAATTTTCACGACCTTTAAGATTTACAATCCTTTTTATTTTAGCAGACTCTTGCCTCAATCCGCAACGTTTTCCTCACGTTTTGCTCTGTCTCTCATCAGTTGAATCAGTTTGCTGTCACCAGGAGCATCACCTGGTCTTTTCTTCAGATTCTCTCTTCTTTTCTTCTCAAACTCATGTCTTTTCTTCGGTCCAAGTCTCCTATTGGGAATTGGTTTACCGGTGATACCAATCTCAGTTTCTCTTCTCTCTTCATCCAGACCATGATCTTTTGCACCTTTTGCCATTCTATCAGCAATGGTTCTCTTTAGTGCTTTTTGTCTCTCACCTTTAGGATTTGCTCTTGCTGCTGCCGCTGCTTTACGCTCTTCATCAGAACCAATCAAAGCATCAATGCCTGCCTTTGCTTTATCATCACGACGCTCTTGTGCTGCTCTCTTTCTATCTTCCCTTGCTTGACGCTTTTGCGCTTCCGCTTTAGAGATTTTACCCCTCTGGATCGCCTTGCCACGAGGAGTCGCTTCAGATATAAAATCGGCAAAAGATTTCATTGGACTTTTTTTCTTTTATTTATCTACCCTCTTACTAAAACCCTTTACTTTATCAAACTTGATCAGATTGTCAAACTTGTCG